GAGCTGGTGAAAGGCCAGGCGCTCCTGATTGCAGCTATTACAAAGTAGCCCGACTTAACAGCCATCAAGCCCCGCCGCGTGCGGGCTTTTTCGTTTCTACCCAAGAGGAAAACACCATGGCCGCACGCTTCCCGCTGCCGAACGGTTCCGTGCTGGAGATTGCCTCCGCACTCGGCACCGCCATCGCCTTTACCACTCTGACCAACGCCGCACCGCCCGTGGCTACCGCCGCCGATCACGAGATCGAGAACGGTGATGTTCTGTTGGTGAACTCGGGCTGGGCACTGATCACTGACCGCGCGGTGCGGGCTGCCAGCGTGACGGCCGACAGCTTCTCGCTCGGCGGCCTGAGCACCACCAACGTCGACAAGTTCACCCCCGGCTCTGGTGTCGGCTCGGTAGTTCCTGTGTCCACCTGGGCGCAGATCTCCAAGGTCACGGGTTTCACCGTTTCGGGTGGTGAGCAGCAGTTCCTGACCGTGGGCTATCTGGAGAACGATGACGATCTACAGTTTCCGACCAACCGAAATCCGATCACCCTGTCGGTCACTGTCGAGGACCAGCCATCGGCGGCCTACGTGAGTGCTGTGGAAGGCTTTGGTGACTCGAAGGAATTGACAGTGCTACGCCTCAAACTGCCAGGTGGTGACCAGATCCTGTTCCCGGGCTACGTCAGCATCACCAGCACCCCGACCATGGAGCGCAACCAGCTCATGACTCGGACCATCAGTGTGGGCCTCTCCGGTCGCCCTGTTCGATTCCTGGCCGGCGCGTAAGGAAACCCCATGGCAAAGATCAAGATCGCGCAGAACCCAACGTTCAGCGCAGTGGTGCAGATTCCACGTATTGGTGCCGATCCGGTGCCTGTTGAATTTCAGTTCCGCTACCTGGATCGGGTGGCCCTCGCTGAAATGTTTGACCAGTGGAACAAGGCGCGTGATGCCTGGGCCGTCAAAACGCAGGAGGAAGGTGTCAGCTGGAAGGATGCCACCGCTGCGGAGATCAAACTTCAGGTGGAGCAGATCAAGGACATCGTTGTCGGCTGGGACCTGGAAGACGAGTTCGGCGACGAGGCCATTGTCGATCTGGTGCGCACTTGCACCGGAGCGCCGAAGGCGGTCACTGATGCCTTTCAGAGCGCATACACGCCGGCCCGCTTGGGAAACTGAGGGCGGCGGCGCGGGCCATTTATGAACGTGGCCCGTCCGCCGAGCAATTGTCAGCACTGGGCATGACCCTGGCCGACATTGAGGAAGAAGAGGTGGAGGTCTGGGCTGATGCGTGGCCGGCCTTCAGGCTCTTTGAGGCGCTGAGTACTCAGTGGCGCCTTGGGCCGGGCGGGCCTTCCGGGCTGGACTACACAGCGATTCCGGCGGCCGCCTCAATGCTCGGCATCAAACGCCAAGAGCTCACCAAAATTTTTCCTGACCTCCGCATCATGGAGCACGAAGCTCTGGCCGTTATGGCTGAGGCGGTGGAGTAGGGCAACGACTGACGCGGCAAGGCCGCAGGAGAGGGGTATGCAGCAGCGTTACGTGCTGACGATCTGGGACCTGTTCACGATGAGCGGAAGTGACGTGTGCGGCGGCGAGGCGGTGATCGCTATCATGGATGGCGACCAAGAGGTTGGCCGGATGACGCTCAGCGGCAAGTGCCAGAGCCCGAGTGGCTACCGTCGAAGCTACACGGGCAAGTCGGGGCTGACTGCACGAATGGTTTCTGGACCTGGAAGCATCGAATTCATTCAGGTCGCTTAGCTTTAGCTCACTGGCGGAGTTATTCCGCTGACGAAATCATCAGACCCCAATCGATGCGAGCCGTACTCAACGAGATAACCTTCGCCTCGACGACGGGCCTCTGCTTGGGCAGTGGCTTGGTCAGCATAGATATCAACGAAATGCCAAGGGTGGGGTTTGTCACGCAGTACTCCCCAGCCTAGAACCCACCCCTTGTTGTCGGGGTCAGCAGGAAGGTTTTTCGCCAAGCTGCGAATGGTCATGAATCAGTCCTTGAGTGATGGGGAGGCGCAACGCTACTACGCCCCAGCCCAGCCCGCGTACTGGCTTTCCGTCCAGGGTGGATGGGTGGACAGCTATGAGCTAAGTTGTTGGATCTTCTAGGGAGGGGACTCATGGACAGGAACACTATTCACTTAGAGATGTCGCACGATCATGCGCTTGCTGATGAACTCAATTCATCAGATCTGGAGTTCCGCTTTGATGACACCAAGTGGCCAGGGCGGTACGAGCTTCACATCATCAAAAAGGGGAATGAAAACTTAGGGTTTTGTGTGATCGCTCTAAATTGCTCCAGCCCAGAAGTAGCAAAGTTTTTCATATGCCCGAATTTTCGTAAAACAGGGCTGGCTGTAATCGCTGCGCACCGAGTATTCGAATACATTGAGCGCGAACATGGCGCCACGTATTCGCTGCAGATTCGAGACAAAATAGACTGCCAAGAGTCAGTTTGGCGCTTCTGGTGCAACGCGTTACAAGGGCGATCGGCTACCCAGTCGGGCCTAAATTTTTTGGTAGGCAATTGGGACCAGTGAACTGCTTCAGAACCCAGGCCAGCTTCGCGCTGGGCTCTTCGCTTTAATCCTTCCGAGGAATTCGTCGATCCTTGAGCACGGAATCTAGGTCTCGTGCTAATTGATCGGCGAGAATTCCGAGGATTGTCCATATGGCCATTGAGCGGGTGCGGATGACAATCGCATGGGTCTCCTCATTCTCTCCTTCAGGCTCATAAGGCGTGAAATTCTTCTGATACACGGCGAGCCCGATTGGCTCGCTGATTTTGAAGAATTTTGCTAGCAGTGGTTGCAAGCGCGCTGGTTCGTTTCGATGCCCTACCGCGTTGCGAAGGTTGTTGAGCGCCTTGATCGAGTCCCATAGTTCAGGCTCCATAGCTGAACCCACAATTGCCCTGCAGAGCTCCGTAGCAGTGCCGAAAGTAAAAATATCGTTTCTGCTATAAGGGCGAGAGTACTGGGCGACCCCAGCGGCTATCAAATCATGCAATTGCTCTTCTACACTCATGTGTCCGCGCAGTACCGCAGAGAGCAGGTCACTGTCCCTGTCGAAAATTCGATGAAACTGCGCAATTTTCTTCTCGATGTCCTTTGCGAAAAGCTCTCTTTTCATCGTCTTCTCTGCTTGGTTAGCTTCACAGTTAGCCCGGCGCTTGGCCGGGCTTGGGGCTAACTGCGGGAATTCCATCCAACCACTAGGCCGTTCTCCAGCGTTACGCGGAGCGAATACCGATTGCTCCCCTCGTGGTCATACTTCCACACTTCTCGTGACTTGTTCTTCATGAACTTTTGGTCAATCGCCTCGGGCTCTCCTGCGGAGTCGAAGAGCTGAGCGGCTGTCATGCCTTCCCAGATTTTCCTCGCTAGGATGGCCTTCACAATGGATTGGTCGTCGTACTTCTCGACGAGATAGGCGGTACGAAGCGCTAGATCTTCTTCCTTTCGTTGCCTTTCAATTTCGGCCTTGGAAGGCAACAGGCGAGCGGCGGTCCGCTGCTGGATGGTGAGTAGGTGGCGAGTGCCTTCTGCATCAGGTGCCGAAATAATGCAGTCGCCCTCAAGCGCGCCGATCAAGCGCGCTGCACGGTTGTAGCCGATGGTCAGTTGGCGCTGAACAGCCGCTACACTGCAGCGGCCACTCGACACAACAAAGCGTGCAGCCTCCAGATACAGCGAATCGTCATTGGGCGTCAGATCTGAAAGATCGATCTGTGGGCTCGGTGAGTTCACTACCGAGCTGCCAAAGAATTTCTGCCACCAGGACATCCATGACTCCCTAGAAGCTGACGTGTTAGAGGTGCTCAGGCGACTCATCAGCGAAAATAATCGACAAGTGATCCGGGCCGTCCCAGTCAAGTTTGTACCCGGCAGCTTTTAATTCCTTGCAAATCTCGCCTGTGGTCTCGTCGTGCTCGGCGTCAGACATATCGTCGAGACCCATATCCCGAAGGTCGACGTGCGCCATTGTTGAGCCTTTGTTGATGGCAACCTGAAGCTCCGATAGAACCTCTTTACGAATTTCAATCGCCGTGCGTTTCCGGGATTGCGCAGCCATCTCCCTGGCCTTCTTGGCGCTGGGGATGACTTCCACTTGGACGGCACGGAAGTGGCTTTCCTCCAAGCGCGCGACGATTTCAGCGTTCAGCGAACGTTTGGATTCTTGGGCTGCACTTTCTATCTGCTCTCGCAAGTCTGCGGGCAGTCGTAGCTTGAATTGGGAATCTAGTCTGCTCATACGCCGGATGATGGACCACGGTGGTATTGACAGCAATAGGACCACCGTGGTTCTATCTGCTTGGGATCACGGTGATCCCTAGAGGATGCAGGTATGCGCATAGACCCACAAATGAAGGTGAGACTTCCAGAGGAGCTCAAGCAATGGGTAGAGGCCGAAGCTCAGAGGAACCGCCGCTCACAGACGGCGGAAGTTGTATTTGCATTGCAGGAGGAAAAAAAGCGGCGAGAGCAGGTAGCAGCCTGAAACGAAGAAACCCCGACGAGGTGAGAGTCGTCAGGGCTTCGGGAAACGAGATCAACTTCGGAGAAGAAATCGTCATGAGCGATAATAGCACAAACGTAATCCCGTTCAATTTCGGCAAGCAGCAGGTTCGCACGTTACTGGTGGATGGTGAGCCGTGGTTCGTCGCTGCCGACATTTCGACCGCCCTGCAGTACCGCGACTCCTTCAACATGTGCCGCAATCTAGACGATGATGAAAAGGGTACTCAGATTGTGAGTACCCTTGGTGGAGCCCAGGAAATGCTGGCAATCAACGAGTCAGGTCTGTACTCGGCGATCCTTCGCAGTCGCAAAGCCGAGGCCAAGCGCTTCAAGAAGTGGGTCACAGCAGAGGTGCTTCCGGCGATTCGCAAGCATGGTCGCTACGAAGACCAGCATGGCAAGATGCCAACCCTCATGGATGAACTGATTGGCATGAGCGAGCTCAGCGTCATCAAGGGCCTCATTAGGGACAAAGGCAGGGCGGTGCCAGCGGAGAAGCGCCAGAGTTTTGCTCTGACAATGCACAGCCGGCTGCACACCCGATTCAACGTTCCACGTACCGAGCTGATCCCGGCTGGCCAGTTCAATGCCGCATGCAACTTCATCGCGGCATACGCATTTGAGGGCGAGTACCTCCAGGCGCAGCCAAATGACGGCATTACGCTAAACCAATACGAAACCCATCACCTCTACCTTCTAATGTCACGCTTCTACTCGCTGTTCAAACACAAGAACAGCATGCTTTCCGCATCCAGGGCGCTGGGATCGAAACCTCTAATGGAGTTCTTTGACCAACTGCACGACGGGCATAGTTCGTTTTGCGAGCTGGACAAACGGCGTGAGGAGATTTTCGGAGCGTATCTCGCTAGTGGCTGCCAAGGCGGTTACGCATGGAGGGCTGCGGCATGAGCGCGCTGATGATCGCAGGTATCGAGATTCACCAAGACCATAACGGCCGTTTCAGTCTGAACGATTTCCACAAGGCTGCCGGCGGCGAAGATCGTCACCGACCGTCGCGTTGGGTTGAGAATCAACAGGCTCAAGAGCTTGCCGAGGAAATTGGCAAAGCCGGAATTCCGGCTTTGAGGGTGGTAAAGGGTGGCAGGGCGCCGGGCACTTATGTTTGCAAGGAGCTGGTGTACGCCTACGCAATGTGGGTCAGCCCAACATTCAGCCTGCGCGTGATTCGCACATTCGACTCCGTTGCTGCCAACGATGCCGTAATCCCGCAGGAAAAGCGGCTCCCCGTAGCAGCCGAAAACTTGGAGGCAGCAAAGCGCATAGCGGAAAGCTTCGGACTGGAGGGCAATCAGGCCTTATTGAGTGCCAACAGCATGGTCCGCTCAGCTATCGGCATCGACTTGATGGATATGGCTGGCGTGAAGCGCTTGGTCAACGAGGCCCAGGAACTGAACTACACGCCGACCGAGCTTGGCGCGAAGTTCGGCATGAGCGCGGCAAGTATGAACAAGCTGCTGGCGCAGTGTGGGTTGCAGCATCATGTGATCTACAAACCCGGAAAGAAGCGCTGGGAGATCACGCCGGATGGCAAGGAGCACGCCGTCATCACCGACACTGGAAAGAAGCACAGCGACGGCAAACCGGTTCAGCAGATTCTGTGGAAGGAGTCGGTGGCCAAACCGTTAAAGCGCCTGGCCGAGAAGTTGCAGGCTGAAATGCCAGAGGTCGTCGCACACGGTCTGACGAGATAATCATCTGATCAAAGCCGAACCCCGCCATCGCGGGGTTTTGGTGCTGGCGCGCTGTAGTGGTAGATTGCCCCCATCAACAAGGATTGGTCGGAGATTTCAGGGTGAGGGGACTTGGGAAGGTTTTGCTGGTACTTGGAGTGGTCGTGATCGTCTTCGCATTGTCGATGGACGTATCGATATCTACGGGTGTTGGTAGGGTCAATAATATTGGGCTTATGGCTGAGCGACAGAACTACACGGTTCTGGGCGGAATCATGCTCATAGCTGGGCTTCTGGCGATCATATTTGGATCCCGTGGTCGAGCCCTCGAGACGCCTACAACTGACGCTCGGCCGTGCCCTTTCTGCGCCGAACCAATAAAATTGGCAGCGATCAAATGCAAGCATTGCGGGTCATCGGTAGACCAGTCGTCCGAGCCTCTACTCAAAGAGGGTTGGGTAGCATCTATCCCGTGCGCAGGGGGGGATGATTCCAGGCGAGCTCAAGAGGCAATTCTTTCTATCGGCTACCGCGCGGTACCTATGGCTGGTGTTGATATGGCGGCAGGGCCGTTCAAGACCAAAGAAGAAGCGAAGCTAGCGTCTGACCGGCTCTCCGAAGAGTGCAAGTTCTTCAGCAGCGTAACCTACAGGGATTCAGTGACCGGGGACTACCCGCCATTGTGAAAACAAGCGATCACCAAACCCGGCTCTGATGCCGGGTTTTTTTATGGCGAAAATTCTATGACGACCATTGCAGAGCTAGGGATACGGATTGCTTCAGACGACGCAGGGCAGGCCGCGGACAATCTTGATCGTCTTGTTCAGTCAGGGTCGAGGGCCGAAAAAGCTGCAGATGAAGTAGCGGCGAGCTTCGACAAAGCCGCCGACTCAGCAAAACAGTTGGCATCGGCAGAAAGTGGCGCTGGCGAATCGGCCGCAGAAGCAAAAAAAAGACTGCTGGAGATGGCCCGGACCTCCCTAGAGGCGAGCGATTATCACAAGTCGCTAGCCGCGAGCGTAACGAACGCTGGCGGGGCGATGTCTTCCGCGAAAAGTGCTGCTACCGACTGGGCTGCTTATCAGGTGGAAATCAATGCTCGGGGGCGAGCACTTATTGATACCGAGAGTCGCCTCGCCGACTCAACCAGGCAGGCTGCCGCTACTACAGGCCTGCACGCCGACAGTTTGAGGGATCTTCTGGGGCGTATTGATCCGGTATCGGAGAAGCTCAGAAAGCTTGATGAGCAGCAAGACCGACTCGTCCAGTTCAGGAATGTGGGGCTAATTGATGAGGCTACGTTCAACAGGTATTCGGCCAGACTTGGGGAGACGCACACAGAGCTTGAGAGGTTCCAGGGGGGGCTGAACAGGACTGGCGTATCGGCGAAGCAAACTGCAGCGGCGATGCGCACACTGCCCGCGCAGTTCAGTGACATTTTTGTAAGCCTGCAAGGCGGACAGGCCCCACTGACGGTTTTTTTGCAACAAGGCTCGCAAATTAAAGATTCGTTCGGCGGCATCGGCGCCGCGGCAAAGGCGATGGGGGGGTACATCGCTGGACTGATCAGCCCCCTGACCTTGTCCGCAGCAGCCGTTACTGGTCTGGCGGTTGCGGTCGGCGCTGGATTGAGTGACCTCAATGAATTCAACAAGGCTCTTACTTCCACGAGTGGTGTCGCGGGGAAATCTTCATCACAGCTAGTTGACCTGCAAAACAAGCTGGCCAACGGCAAGTACTTCAGCCAGGCGAATGAAGCTTTGCTCGCGCTGGCCGGATCGGGAAAGCTTACTGGTGAGACATTCGACGCCGTTGCAGGAGCCGCAACCCAGCTATCCGCTGCTACAGGAGAAAGCGCCGGTAATTTCGCGAAAATGTTTGTCGATGCGAAAAACGACGTCACAGCCTTCGCGCTGGAGTTCAACTCCAAATATCACGCGGTGACCCTGGCTACCTTTGACCAGATTCAGGCTCTTGAAGATCAGGGGCGCCACATGGACGCCTTGAAGTTGCTCGCGGGCGAAGTTTCAGAGGAAATGACGCGGCGCAATCAAGAGATGGCCGAGTCTACACGCGGTATTGCTAAGCTTTGGAATGACGCGACCAGTGCTTTGCGTGGGTACTGGGCCGAGCTGAAGCGAGGGGTGTCGGCTGATCCGGATCAGTTCCGGATGCAGGTATTGCAGCAGCAGGTTGCTGATATAGACAAGCAGTTCTGGTTCAGCGATAGCTCACGAGACGCCCTGAAGAAGCAGTACACCGATGAGATTGCTTTGATCCAGAAGCGAATCGATGCCGGCGCCAAAGAACGTCAGGATCGTGCGGACGGGGAAGCTGCAGTTCAGAAGCAAGCCGACCTCCAGAAGAAGCTGAATGATCAACTCGACCAGGCGACCCCTGAGCGCAAGAGAGACAAGGCGCTACAGGACCTGAGGCAGTGGTTCATTGATCTGCGTGAGGCTGCGAAGGAGACGGGCAAGCAAAGTCCTTTATTGGCTGGCGTTTCTTTCGATGGTGACAAAGTATCCGGAGGCGCTTACGACACTCTGGCCAAGGGTATCGCGGATAGGAACAAGGACAGGGTCGGAAGGACCACATCGGTCGACCTTTCTGGTTTCAACGACCAGAAGAACGCACTTAGCGCGATCCTGGCCGAGTACAAGAACCACCAGAAGGAACTGGATGCAGCGCAGAAGGCCGGACTGGTATCGCAAGAATCCTATGCCTCCCAGCGCGCTGCGATCATCGAGCAGCAGAAAGGCGATGTCACCAGCGCTTACGAGGCCGAGATCAAGACCCTCGAGGATGCCAAGGGGCGCAGTACCACGAACGCCCAGCAGAGGATTCAGCTAGACCAGAAGATCGCCGACGCGCGGGCCGCAATGGTCAAGGCGCAGAAGGATGCCGACTCCGAGCTGGCGGTTCTCGCAACCAATGAGGAAGGCAGGCTCAAGCGTCAGGCTGCTGCGGTTCAGGCCTACACCGATCAGCTTGAACGTGAGCGGCAGGTTCGGGCCACGGCAGGCGATCGCGCTGCGGCTGCCCTGGGTATGGGCGACCGGCAGGCGGGGCTCCAGCGAGAGCTTGATGGTGTGTCGGACGAGTTCAACCGCAAGCGTGAAACTCTGCTGGATCGCCGCCGCACGGCGCCGGACAAGTACAGCGCCGAAGACTACAAGCGCGACCTGGCAATCCTCGAGAAGGCTGAGAACCGGTACAGGGAAACGGTTGTGGGAAACTACGACAAGATCTCTGCAGCTCAAGGCGACTGGCGGAACGGCGCTTCCTCCGCCTTCTCGACCTACCTCGAGCAAGCTCGCGACGTGGCGGGGCAGACGCGCACACTGTTCGGCAATGCTTTCACCAGCATGGAGGACGCGGTGGCGAACTTCGCCATC